ACAGTGCAGCCGTCTTTGCTCTCTGGGGCGTTCATGATGTGAATGTTTAAGTGAACCAATGAGCTTCTTTCTTTGCACTCGGCCTCGTATTCTTTCAATGTCAGCTCGTCAATGTGTGCCATGAATTATTTCCCTCTATTGTTTTTAGTGGTGGATTGCTTTGAGCCAATGCTTGTATCCATCAGCGCAAACACGCAATTCATGGCACCATAACCGAGTGCCCAAACTGACAGAATGACTGCTAAAACGATTAAAAATGCCATGATTTATTCTTTCCCTTATGTTTGTTTTGGGGCGGCCCAGGGTAGAACCGCCCGTTAAAATTAAGCTGCTTGGCTAAGTTTCTGCTTTAACAAATACCCTTCAAGCATCCAGATTTTGTTGCGGGCGTTATCGCGGGCAATCTTCTGGCCGATCTCAGAGTCGAAGTTTTCAGGGCTGGCACAAGCCGACTCACCGGTAACAGTAAAGCCGTTCTGAAGGGTTAAGCAGCAAACTGTTAAGCAGGTGTCACCAAATACATGATAGTCCTCTGCCTTGATTGCCTGATCGATTAAGGCAGGGGTTAAACGTGGGGCATTAAGACCTTTTTCATTGATCTCTTTTTCTATTTTTTGTTCGCTCAAGGTAATTCTCCGGTACAAAGATTATTGGCCTGTGGCCTTCACCTCAAAAGCCCGTGCCATTTCCGGCTACGGGCTTATTTTTGACTAAATATCTGGCCTAATATCCATCTAAATCACCTCCTTTATTAATTCCCTCTATTGTTTTTTAGCTAGTTTGAGCTGGTAATTCTCGTAAGCCAGATCACGCATTAGCTCTATTTTCTCATTGCTGAGGCTTGGCATTAACGTGCACAAACCCACGGCAAAACCATCAAGAAAACCGTTCTTTCTGGACTCGTCTACATCCTGTTGCGTGGCGCCATCTGCCATATTTATTCCCCTGTATCTGGTTTCGGTGGTAACACCATAAAATGAGTGGCATCAGAAGGAACATCTTTCATGCAAAATGCCGTGTCTGAGTATCCGTTTTTTGTAAGGTAGACGAATTCAGCCCATTCATAATCTTCGTTGTAATCGTCAAGCTCTTTCCTTTCTATCCATTCCACAATTCTTTCCCTGCCTTATTTATAAATGTTTTCTAGCACGTCTTTAATGCTAGTTTTCTCGCGTATGCACTTAGCACGCAGTGTTTCTTTGTACAGTCCAGTCAAGCCAACCAGGTCACGAATTGCCTGAAATGTGCCGTCTTTACTTCTGGCTAACCACACAATTTCAATGAACGAATCTAATAGTGATGAAAGGCTGACCCCTTCAGGAAAATAGTAACTGCTAAATTTCCTCTGCATTTGCCGGGGCTGAACCACTGTATCGCCTTCAAATCTGTTTTTGTAATTGAGCCCGTACGGGCTGCCATCGTCCTTTAAAAAGAATTTGGTGTTAGGGTCTAGGCCAGCAAACAACCCCCTATCCAAACAGCCTATTTTCATTCTTAAACGGCGCTCAATTACTTTATAAATAACCTTGCTTAAATACGTTTCCTCACCAATATAAAAATATCGTTCTTTCCCATTGGCGCTAAACGATGCTGGGAGCAAACCATCAATTACTATCTGGCCACGCTCTGTTATTAAATGCTCTACACCTACTAGGCTTAAATCGACAGCGCTAAAATAAGCCAGTCCCGCCATCACAATTAACGCTTCGTCATTCTCGTTAAAATCACCGGTACTGTGTCGTTTTGCCAGCTTGATAATCTCGTCTTTATCAAGCAATTTGCTCTTTCCTGCCATGACTCATATTCTTATTAATTAAGTATATGAGTCAGTATACACCCCTAATCAACACCTAACCAGGCCACAAGCTAGGTATTACGCGCCTTTCAGCTAACTTCGGGGTCTTAAAAACATAGGCAAACAGCTAAAAATCATCCCTAAACAGCTTAAAAGCGCCATCAGAAAAATTTTTTGCCCAAATCCTAGCCATACTCCTGCGGGGTTATGTTCGTCACCCTTTCACATGAAAAGAACACATGACCGTCTTGGGCATCCATCACCACAATGGGGAACGATCCGTGGGCGGGTTCATTCACCTGTTTAATCTGTATGCCCTCGGCGTGCATAATTTCCCGCTCGCCATAATCCCCGGCAATGCCATCAAAGGCATAGATCACCCGCACCACTTGCCCCTTGCTCTCCACTCGTTCCAGGCACAACACATTTCTGGCCAGCTGCAATGCATTGCCTTTGTCCGAGCGTATATAACACACCTCAAACTCGGCCCCCACTTCGGCCATCGTCATATATTTTTCATTTAGTTTTGAACTGTCCATGTCGTGCCTTCCTTTTTGTTGTGGTTACTGCTGAAAACTGCCCGGGGCTAAATCCCCAAAACTGGTATATTTGCCAAGCCAAGCCAGGCGTGTGGTGCCAATTTCGCCGTTGCGGTGTTTGGCGCGTATGATTTCTGCAATGCCTTTTTCGGGCGAATTTTCGTCATACACTTCGTCGCGGTAGATAAACATAATCAAATCGGCGTCTTGTTCAATGGCGCCACTCTCCCGCAAATCTGACATCACTGGTCGCTTGTTGGGGCGCTGCTCTAACTGTCTATTTAGCTGTGACAGTGCCAACACCGGGCAATTAAATTCTTTGGCCAAAGCTTTTAGGCTGCGGCTTATCTGGCTAATCTCTTCGGTACGATTATTTTTAATGCCTGGCACATGCATGAGCTGGATATAGTCCACCATAATCATGTCGATGCCACCCATCTGCCGTGCATAACGTCGAGTTCGTGCGCGCATCTGTGTGGGGCTTAAACCGGCCGTGTCATCGATGATTAAATCTTTATCCTTTAACATGCCAAACGCCGTGGTGAGCTTGGACCAATCAAGATCGTCCATCAGTTTAGTCTCACGAATGTGTGACAACTCCAGTTTGCCCACGCTGCTGAGCAATCGTTCGTTAATCTGTTGCTCTGGCATCTCCAGGCTAAACACCACCACTTTTTTGCCGTCCAATACCGGCGCCTTAACCAGGTTCATGGCAAAACTGGTTTTACCCATGGAAGGCCTACCGGCAATGATCACCAGGTCGGCCGGTTCAAATCCTTTAATGTCTTCGTCTAAATCTTTAAAGCCGCTGCTTAAACCCTTGCTCGCGTCGGGGTTGTCAAAACGGTATTGAATATTGTCCAGGGTCGACATTAAACCTTCGGTAATGGTGCGGCCCATGTTCTCTTCGGTGCCCTCCCCCAGCTGGTAAAGCTGCTGTTCAAACTCTTCGCTAATATCGGCGGCGGTTTTATCTCCCGGCGTTTTAACCGCTTCAATCATGTCGTTACCCATGGCCAGCAAACCACGCTGCAGGGATTTTTCGTGCACAATCTTGGCATAGGCCCCAGTGTTAATGGCACTGGGACAGCTATCACTTAGGTGTGCCAAATACTCCAGCCCGCCAATTTCGGCCAGCTGGTCGCGGTTGCCCAACGCATCCCCCAGGGTCAGGGTGTCAAACGGCTGATTTTGTTTGGCCAGGCCTTCTATGCATTCGTAGATGCGTTTGTGATGGCCGTTGAAAAAATCATCGGCACAAACACTCTCGCAAACCTCGTCATAGGTCTGGTTATCCATCATCAAGCCGCCCAACACCGATTTTTCGGCGTCGGGGGCACAAGGGATTTTAAAGTCGTTAACGGCGGTCACTTGAGCGCCTAGTTCTGTTGTTGTTGGGCTAGCTGTGGTGGGAACCAGCCATGCTGCCAGCCATTAGGAAAGCCCGCGGCTTTAGCTTCTTGAACGCGAACCGGTGTCATGGGTGCACCATTGGCTTCATAAAAACCAATCACTGGGGCGGGTTGCGGTTGTGCTGCTGGTTGTGGCTGTGAATTGTAAGCGGCCTGCCCGTTGCTCTGGCCCTGGCTGTTAGTGGCACCGCCACTGCTGCGACCAAAACGAAACTCTTTCACAACCACTTCGGTCACATAACGCTTTTCACCGTCTTTTTCGTAATCACGAGTACGGTTTTTGCCTTCCACATACAACTGGTCACCCTTGTTGCAATGTTTGCCAATGGTCTCGGCCTGCCCGCCAAAGATGGCAAGTTTGTGCCATTCCCCTGTTTCCACTTTCACGTTTTGATCGTTGAAATAACTTTCGTCTGAAAACAAAGAGATATTTAAAACGGCTTTGCCATTGGGCATAAATGTCACTTCAGGCTGTGAGCCCAAGTTACCCAATAAAGTGATTTTGTTAATTCCTGCGGCCATGATGTGTTCCTTTTTTATGGTGGTTTTTAAACTGAGTAGTGGCTAAGGCATTCGCCGGTTAACTCGTCATAGTTGTCGCACCCTGCTGTTAACAGATAGATGCGGCCCATGCCCTTGAGTCTGTCCAGTTCGGCCCTAATCTCTATTGCTGTACCTTCAAACATGTTGATTAATTGGTTGTCGTTCATACCCATGGCAGCGGCCACTGTCATTTGTACGTGGTGGCTTTCTTGCTGTTCGGTACTCATAAACGCTCCGGGTTTTTATTAGTGGTTAAGCTTTCAGGCCTTTTGGGGTATTTTCCAAAACCATGTTTTTTGGCGATGCATACCACTGAGCGAATGTTTTGGGCGGTGGTGTTAAAACACTTGGCAATATCATTAGTCTCTTGCCCCTGCTCTAACAGCTCAAATATATGCGCAATATTTTCAGCATAAAACGCCCGGCTTCTTTCTCGGCCTGCCACCTTAACGCCTTGTTTGGTGGCCATTCGTTCAATGGCCTTAACACTGCGGTTCATTAGGCTGGCGCAATATGCGGCATCAAATTTCACAAACAAGCGCATGGCTTCGTTTATTTCCGGGTACGTCCAGGGCTGATTAATCACGCCACCGCCCTATATACCGCCACACTGCCCATGCGATCACTTTGGTAAATGTCTTGGCTGCGCACTAACTCCAGCGCCATATTCAGCAAGGGGCGCTGTTTAATGTCGTGCACGTTCACACGAAAACCACCATCACGCTGGGCCATCTTACGAATGGCCGACTTGTCCAGGCGTTTGCTTTTTGGGGTATTGGTCTGCATGGGTTGCGCTCCTATGTCCACCGAGTCCAGCCAACGGCTCTCACCGCCAAGTAAGCCAAACGGCGTCTGAATTTGCCCACGCCACTCTCCCGCATGATGCGCGCAAAAAGTTTGTCGGCCTGTTTACGAGTCCAGGGGGTGTTAATTTCTTGCCAAGGGTGAAAGTTTTGGCCACGTAATGCAGGCAAAGCCAATTGCATATTTGAGGCGGGAACATTGCCAGAATGGCGGTATAGGTAATCGTGAGCGGTGGCGGCGGCGCGAATCAAGCCATCGGGGCGCAACCCAGTAATGGTCCAGCAAATGCGTGGCACGCTGGCGCCGTCATATTCAAAACCACAGGGAACGGTTAAACGCAGCTGTTGGGTTTTGTGGGCCCACATGTAAACAAAATCCGTTACCAGGCGGTAACCGTGTTTGGAAACAGGAATGTTTAGAGGTTGTCTTAGGGTGTCGATGGTATTGGTAAACGTGCTCATAGCGGTGCCCTATTGGGTCAGTCCGTGTCTATGAGCCCGTCACCGAGCAAAGATCAATTAACACTATTCGGGTGTTAATCGTTTTGGTGGGTGAGCTGTTACGCCGTTTAAAGTGCCTAATGTCGTTAAGGCCGGGATAACTTTTCGAGCAATATTAAAATGTGTTTTTCTTAAAAGTGAAGCTACCTTGCCGTGGTTTTTAATCACTGTCAACACCCTGTTTTAATAAACTTCCAAAGTTGGCAACAAATGTCCCTCAAAATTTAGCATGCTAAATTGGTTGTTATTTAATCAATTTAGCATGCTAAATTATGCAAAGTGTGAAAGCTGGCCCGTGATAAAAATTTATCACGTTTAATTTCACATTAGCTATTTCATTAAAAAAGTTTTCCCATAGAATCAGTTTCATAATTTTAATAAGGGGTATGGGTGTGGCTGCAAAAATCATTGGCATTAACAACCAAAAAGGCGGTGTTGGAAAAACAACCAGTGCCTCTAACATCGGCCGCGGCCTTGCCCGCAAAGGCAACAAGGTGGCTTTGATCGACCTTGACCCACAGGGAAACCTATTTAAAAGCGTCTATCCTGCCTACCCACACGACCCTATTGAAGGGGTAGAAATAGACATGCCCGAGGGTATTCGGCCCGGTTTTCATAATTCTTATTTACTATTTGGTGAAAAGAACAACGCCAGGCCGTTAGTGGTTGAAGAGGATGGCTATGAATTTGATCTATACCCAGCCACCGAACACCTGGCCGAAATAAACGACCGTGATTTTCAAAAGGTGATTTTTGCTTTCAAGAAAAACGTGGAAGAACTGGCCGAGCAATACGATTACATTATTATCGACAGTGTGCCCAGCCTGGGTAACCTGCAGGTGGCGGTGCATGTGGTGGCCGACTACATTTTAATCCCAGTGGAATACGAGTCCTGGTCCATCAAGGGCGTGGAAAAACTCATTAATGTATTGCTCCAGGTAAAAGACCAACTAAACCCAAAGCTTGAATTGCTGGGCATATTTGCCTGCAAGGTATCCACTCAGGCCACCAACGTGGAATACACTTGGAAAGCACAGCTACAGGAATTGTACCCAGATCACCTATTGGCCAACTGCGATATTACCCGTTCGGTTAAAGTGGTCGAGGCCAATTCAGAGGGCAAATCTATTTTTGAATATGATAAAAAATGCCAGCAAGCCAAGCAATATAACAAGCTGTTAGACACGGTATTAGAGCGCATGAGTGTTGAAGTAGGGGTGGCATAATGGCCAAATTAAAAAGCTATGGCGGCACCAATAACAACAGCGGTGCATCCGTTCCCGGCAGTGGTTTATCGGGTTTATTAAAGTCCAAGCCAACCGACCGCCCAGACGATTTTAAAGATTATGTGCGCACGGCCAATCACTCTGACTTTGCGCCCGATCCATCACAGCCAGCTACCAGTGGCCCGCGCATGTCTGAAGAAAGCCTTTGCCAGTTAGGAGGCAGGATCAAACAATTAGGGCAGCTGGTCCCCATCAAGGCAAAACTAAACGACAACCCTGATATCGATGCCAAGTATTTAATTGAAGACGGCGAACGTCGCTGGCGTGCCATAGGCCTAACCCCTGAACTCACCGAAATAGAGTTCATACTAAACACCGATCCAGTGGCCTCGGTGGATGTACTAATCAATCAAATCGCGGTGAACAACGAACGTGAGCAACCCATTTGTGCCGACAATGCCGACGCCTATGCTCGAGTAGTGGGTGAATTAAAAGACAGTCGTGGCCTTAATCAAAAGCAGGTGGCCGTGGAACTGGGATTGCCTGAAACCGATTTAACCAAGTATCTGGCCATTGCCAAAGCCACCCAAGACATTAAGGATTTATCGTTTGACGATATCATCCAAGACCTTGAGTGCATTTACCTATTGGGCACCCTTAAGAAAAAAGACAAAGACGGAGTGATGTTTGATAAAACCATCAAGGCCATTCGAGAGGGTAATTACCCAGGCACGGCTCGCTCTTATGTGCGAAAAGTACTGGCCAGTTTAAAGCGGGGAGGTGAGCCTAAAGACGATTCACCTAAACCACTAAAGTGTCACACCGTAAAAGAACTAAAACTATTAAGTTCCCAAGATGGAAACAAAACCATTGAAGTGCAACTGGGTGCGAAAAAAATGCAGTTAAGCTTCACTCAAGATCAATTGCTAAGCCTGATTGATTAACCATCTCCATGGGGGACATAACCTACATAACTAACAAAACAATACTTGTTTTCTTGTTATCTTGTTTACTTGTTTAACCTGTTTCTCTTGTTTAAGGTCCGTAAGCCCTTGATTTTAAAGGGCTTAAAGCGCTAAAAGGGGACAAATTAGTAATTGCTGGGGCAAAATGTGTAATACCGGGTGACACTTTGGGTGTTACCCGCCCCATCTACGGCTTTAAAACCCCCACCTGTGTCACTATTAACCCCATCTTAGTCTTTAATACCCACAAATTTGGCGTCATTCCCGGCTACTCCATTAAAAAGGGGGACACTTTTGTAATTCTCACTGAAACCTCCCTCCATAATTGGCCAAAAGGTGACACTTAGGGTGTTTATGGGAGACATTTAGGGAAACTACTGGACTTGCAGGGGACACTTAGGGAATACTTGGCGCGTCAAAGGGGACGGTTTGGGCGTTTTATATACGCTGCCGGGGTATAGCTTCCATTTTTGTGGGTAGTTAGGGCTTAACGCTTACACATTCGTCCCCCTTTTAATAGTCAGCTTACATTTTTGGGGGTAGTTCGTGGCGGAAGAAGAAAAACAATTGCCATTGCGCCTGTTCGAGCCAGAGAATGGCCGCTTCATGGTGGTGAAGTCTCATAAGCTGATCCAAGCCCAGTCCACATTAAACGCCCGTGAACAAAAGCTGCTGGCCGCTGCCATTGCGCAAATCAACCCCAAGGCCGATTACCCTGGCGAGTTAAGTGTGTCTCTTACCAGTAACGAGGTGAGCCGCTTAACTGGCATTGCCTCCAACCATGTACACACCTTTTTGAACAAAGCCACCGATGCCATCATGGACGCCAAGTTTGTTTTGCAAGAGCCTGGCAGTGAAGACTTTAAAAAAATGACCATCGCGCCCGTCACCGAGTACGAAAATAAAATTTTCACCATTACTTTTTCCAGCCATGCCAAAGATGAATTAATTCAATTAAGCCGTTACGCCAGTTATGAGCTAAAACAAATTGAACACCTCACAACTAAGTATTCCATCCGTCTGTTTGAGTTATTTGCCGATGCCTACAACAACAAACGCCGGGGCCGCCAACGGGCTATATTCGCGGTAGACGACTTGTATTTTCGCTTGGGCATTGTAGACCAAGACGGCAATGAACTGGCCAAGGGTTATGTGGAGAAATTCAGTAAATTTAAATCCCGCATCCTGTTGCCGGCACTCAAAGAAATTAATGCAAAAACCGATATCAACGTGGCCGAGGATGAAATTGGTTATCGCAGAATAGGGCGCAGAATTGGTGAAATTGAATTTTTCATACGCAAGCGTTTTGGTGACGGCCTCACCATAGAAAATTCCACACTGGAAAAAGCCCTGTTAAAAATGGATGTGCCCGACAAAAAACTGGCCCAATGGAAAGCGCTGGCCCAACTGGCACCCAGTGTGGATAGTGAAGAGTGCACCGTTGAAGAGTACTTGCAGCGCTGCATTAGCTACATGAATGATGCCATTTTAAGCGGGCAAGACGTGGCCAACAAGGTGGGGTTTTTAGATTACCTGGTGCGCAATTACATAGTTGATTCACCGGCCTGGGCAAACCCGTATTCCGATATGTACAAGGGCAAACCCATCGAGCAAGCCTTTGTTAAGCAGTATTTCTTGGGTCAGTTTCAGTTTATGGACGAGGCCGACACGTTAAGTCTAAACAAACACGGCATTATTGGTTCGCGCCATGTAGATCAATTTGACGCGTTTAAGGAAAACTTTAAGAAAATGAATTAGCCGGTCATGGTGGTTCGGGTTTCACTTCAAACAACGCCCTAAACCCCACCAGCTGTGCCTTAAAATGCACCATCCAGTTCTTAAATATAAGTGTCTGTTCCAGTGTTAACGCCGCCACCGCCTTGGGGTGTTCCGGTTCCACAAACCTGGGCGCCTGCACTAACACGGTTTCTCTTAGGGCTTCGGGCAGTTCTGGCAGGGTAGGGGTGGGCACTAATAACTCGCGGTATTCAACCCGGGGCGCAGTACTGCATCCCGCCACCAACATAATGCCCACAATGATCATCATGGCTATGGTGGCATTCATGGGCTGCCCCCACTATCGTCACCAAAGTTATTGGCTAACCAGCGGTTTAGATCGGCGGCGTCTTTGCTTGAGCTCTGTTGTTGCCTCAATACCAAATTAACCTGTTGCGCGGCACTCTGTTTTAACAAGGTGTTTTTAGCCAGCAACTGGTCTGCGTACTGGTCCACTAGCTGGTTTTGATCGGCAAGTGCCGTACTGCATTGTTTAAAGTCTAATTTACTGTCGGCCAGGCTAGCGTTGGCACCTTGCAACTGATCGCGGGTATCAAACAACTGATACCCCAATACCAACAGGGCAGCCAACAAAACAACACTAAATGTGTTCATGCATCACTCCTTTTTGTTGCGTTTATCATCAAAGTAACTGGTGCCCATGTACGCACCCACTAGGGTGGTAACCAGGGTATAAACCGGTGCCGACAAGCCAAACAAAGCGGGCTGAATGGCACAGGCCAACGGGAATAAAAAAAGACCTACGGCTAATGCCAGGTAGGTCATGGCACGACGATGGCGCCAGTAGTCGGCCGTTCCGGGTGGGGAGGCGTCCGAGGTTCTATTTTGTGGTGGTGTGGGTTCATCACACATCTTGCCACCACGCTTGCACATCAAAGCCCGGGCACGTTTTGCTGGGGTTAAGCGCGTTATGGCCTTGCACCTCAATGTCGCCTGCACCATGTTCCTGCAGGCGGGCAATCAACCCCTTAACCAGGGCGGCTAAATTGAGTTTTTGAATGTCGGTAAAATTGTCTTCGCTGTCGTAAATGGTGGCGCCTGCGTCGGTTTTATATACTCGGCTGCAGCCCCCTTCCAATACAATGCCTATGCTGTTTTTGTTGCTGGGGTAGGCGTGGGCACCCATCACCACTTGCTGTTTGTCAAAATCAATATGGCGGCCACTCCAAATGCCCCCATCACGGTTAATGCCCAGGTGATAACCCACATCGTCCCAGCCATTTTCTTCCACATGCCATTGCCTAATCTCGGCATAACCGGCTGTTTGGGTGGGGGTGGTGGCGGTGCTGTGAATCACTATGCGGTTTATGTTGGCCATAGCCATTAATTTAGCCATGGTCTTATCCTAACGCTACTTTTAACAGGGGAACGGCGTTGCCCCCTAAAAAACCAAGGGCCAGCGACACGCCCATTGCAATGTATAAGGCCCGCTTGGGCACAAACAGGCGTTCAAATTCTTGGCTTAAATCTTCTTTAATTTCTTTTTTGAGGCTGGCAGGCAAGTCGCTCATGAGCGCCACCAATCGATCCAATTTGGAATTAATGCCATGTATGTTTTTATTGGTGGTTTCTTTCATCCAATGCACATCCAGCTCAAGCAAGGCCACCCGCTCAGATAAATCCACGCGGGTTTGCTGGGGTAAAGGTGAAGAAGGTTGCGCGTCCGGCATGGGTGCAGCTCCTATTTTTCATAAGGCTAACCCAGTGCTAATTTATAAACGTCCGCTTTTTCCCAACCCCTACGTACCTACGGCTAAATAGGGTAGGGGGTACTGTCTATGTTGTGGGCGGCATCCATTACCACCTCGGCGCTAAGCTCATAGCTATGGCTGCCCACTTGTTTACGCCCCACCAATCGGCACATTAAACCGGTGCCACTCTTGCCAAATTGGTAGTGGGTGGGTTCTTTTTGCACTGCACTGGATATGCCATCGTGGGGCACAATATCCAGCACCGAGCCGGGCTTTAAAACACACTCATGCAAGGCGCTGCCTTGTACTACTTCATAAGGGCCACTCATGGTGCCATCGTCTCGGCGTAAGGTTAAAAAGTGGTAACCGGTGTCGCTCCAGTCCAGTTTTTCACTTAATGAAAACGTGTCACCCTCAAACCCATTAACGGTGCCCGCCCCGTAAACGCTGGATTTTGGCGGGGCAATGCTGAGCAAGTCGCCAAAGTCATGGTTTAGCGCTTCCAATTCGGTGCGCCAAGTCACGGTGCTGGGTTTAATAATGGATCGATAATACAAATAACAACACTCACGCCAGGCGTGTAGCTGATCGGTGATGCCAAAAAACCGAATACGTTGGGGGCGCAATGCATCGGTGGGGTAGCTGGGGGTCTCGTCCCATTCCCATACCGCGCGGTTAAAATACTCCACAATAATACCGTCCGGGTCATCCGGTAATGGGTACTTGTGGCTAATAGAAAAATGCGGCTCGGCACCGTTACCACTGGTTAGGATATTGGCGGGGCCATAAGGGTAGGCGGCCACACCGGGTTCGTCTCGCACAAAATACCAGCGGTCGCCCACTTCCAACGATACCGCACGGCCCGCCCTGGCAATCAAACTAAGGGCTTCTTTAAGCACCAATTGCTGGTCAAAACGCCCGTTAAATTCGTCTCCCCGGGCGGTCCATGTTTGCTGCAAAGCGTATAACTCGTCCAAGGGCATCAGGTAACTTTCAAAGCTGGCACCGTGGCGCAGGCGCAACGACTCTCCCAGGGCCGCGCTAATTTGGCTGGTGGCCACCGGTGCCGACCAAGTATAACTGCTGCCATCAAATTGCAGCTCGGGCAAAATACTGTGCATCACCACTTTGGTATGGCCAAAGGTAATGTTTTTTTCCGGTGGCACAGGTACCTTAACCGCCAACAATGTGCAGTCCACACTCATGGTGGTATTGGCGGCTTCACTGCCTATGCCTTTTATGCCGTGCAAAAACAGCTGGTCACCCAAATGCTGGCGAAACTGGTCACGATAAAAGCGTATCTGATAGCGCCCTGCTGGCACGGCTATTCGGGTGCTTGTGTAATTATCCAGCGCCTCGGATCGTTCAATGGTTAGGGCTTGGGTTTGCCAATCCGTGTCCGGATTGTTGTTGGCGTCTATGGTGCGGGTTTCTATCGCCAGCGATACATCCCCCCAGTCCCCTTTGGGTATTGCACAATCAAACTCAATAAAATTAATATCTGTGGTGGAGTTAATGGTGAACGCCTTAGACTTTTTCACATAGGGCGCGTTGGTGTCTTCATCCCAGCGAATGGGGTGGCCGTTCAGGAAGGCACCGTTAAGCAATAAAAAGCTGTCGGCGTATTCCTGTGTCCAGCCAGCACGATCAACTTTAAACGATCTTAGTTCGTTACTGGGCCCCCGTAACTCTTCCACCACCACCATTGAGGTACTAGTGATTATGTTGGTGTCCTCATGGCGCAACCGAATGGTGTCACCCACTTTTACCTCAAACCATTGGGCCAGCTCGCGGTAATCGTTGGCGGTGTAGTGAAACTGAAAGGTCATAGTGTCGCCATTATCACCAAATTGAACCTGTCTCTTTTCGCTTAACCCTATGTATAAATTGCCAAAGGTGTTGGTATTGTCGTGCACTTCCACATTGTTAATGCTGGAAGGGGTTACCGTGTCATTCACCAACGACAACGCCCCGCCGCGCTGCACCACTTGCAGCTGCACATCTTCAAAACTGTTGGTGTCGTCGTCGTTTAAGATTATTTTATCTTCATCCACAAAATAATCACCTGCCCCCAGGCACAATAATTGGTGGTGCACCTGCTGATTATTTTCATAGGAAAAATAGCTGCGCGCGGCCTCATCCGGCACCACCCGCATGTTGCCAAATTGCACCGGCTTGGGTTGCATTAGTTTGGGTAAGTTGCCACGGCTTTGGCTTTGGTAGGTGCTGCTAAAGGGTTGGTTAAGTTGGGCCGTGGGGGGTTTGGGCAGGGGCATAAAGGCATTAATGGCCAGATTACCGCCAATCATAATGGCAGCACCGGCAGGGCCGCCCACACTCATGGCGGCCGCTGCCACCGCAAAGGTGGCCATAGTACGCATGCCACCACCATCGTCACCGCCCCTGGGGTAGGGTTTAATTAATACGTGGTCATTGTGTTGCACTTGGTAATTCCAGCTGGCGCGCAATACCGGCTTGGCGTTTAAAAACAATACTAAATCTTGATACTCGGGCACCACCGCTGCCAGTTCATCAAATATGCTTTGCAGGGTGCTGCCTTCAACCACCTGCACACTCTTTTGGCTTTGACGGTTAAATGGGTCCAGTTGGCGCACGGCCGTAATATGTTGGGTTGCGGTGTGGGGCATGTTGCGTCCTTAACCTAAAAAAGTGTAATAGCCGGTAATGTGAAAACCCAACAGGCTAACTTGGTGGCGCTTCTGCAATAAGCTGCCGGTGCCCTGGGTGGTGTGCAATATGCTGCCGCCATTAACCGGCACGTATACCCCCACATGGTGAGGGATCACCGCATGGGACATTTGCACCACACAAAATGGCGTGGGGTGTTCAATGGCTTGCCATTGGCCGCTGTTCAGTTGCCGGTGGGCTTCCAGTTCCACCCGGCGCTTGTTGTTAAAATCCACGTCTATGCTGTGAACCTCCAACGCGCACGCCTCTTTTAAAAAAGCTTGCATCAGCCCCCAACAATTAAAACCCTGCTGTTTGTTTTGCATGCCGGTGGAATAGGGCAGGCGCAACCAGCTGGGGTAATCAATGGGCAAGTCGTTAACGGCGGAGGGTGGCGGGTTAAACAATTAAAGCCGGAAACTGTTTAAGCGTATAAACGCTGCGTAAAAAATTAATGTTGGCACTGTCGGTCACCCGGGCACGGGCGGTGATCTTACTGGGGCTAATGGCAATATCAGTGAGCGCCTGCAAATACGGACTGATATAACAGGGGCCGGTTAGGTTATCGCTTAGGTATTGGCGGTGGGTGCACAGTATGGGTTGGCGTGGCTCCACCAGCTGGCTGCGTTCTATCTGGTCGCTCACCTCGTCGCCCACGTTATCTATGTCCAGGCTAAAAATGGGCACACTGCCGGCGCTTAACTCGGGGCGTGAGGGCCGAAACCCCAGGGCCATAAAGTTAACCGGCTGCCCGCTAAACTGGGGGGCGCTGGCTTCCAGGGTGGCCACTATGTCTTCGTTGTTGTTCACGATAAACAAGGGGCTAGGGTCGCCCACCTCGTTAATAAACGAGGGGTGATACAGGGCCAACATGTCCAGAATCACCACCCTGGTTGGGGCGGAGGCTCGGGCTTCGGCCAGGGCGGCTTCTAAGTTTGACACTACGCCAAAACACCTAAACCACGTTTTAGCCCGCGGATACGCGCACGATATGCAACGTCAGCCATTTGTGTCTTTGTCATTTTTTTATCAAAAATAATCACTTCACAAAATTCCACGCCATCTTCGGTATAACTGGCGCTAAGCGTAGAAGACCAACCAAACGCCACAGGCTCGGTGCCAATCACATCATCCGTTCCAATAAACCCGGTAGTATCCTCCGCATACTCATCAGCCCCATGAATCGCAACCCGAGGGGGACTGCCTGCATAATCCTTAGTGACCACAAGCGCCACATACTCACCAGGCAGCGCGGGCGCAGCCGTTGTGATTGCTGCCGGGTGATCACCATCTGAAGACACAAATATTTTTGCAAAGGAGTCATTAGCCGATATTGTTGACAATATTCCCCTCGTTGGCGACGACTGAAAATTCGACAGCAACGGGTAATTTTTTGTTGACACTGTAGGCATCTTAATCACCATAACAACGGTCATAGAATCATCAAAATCAACTATGTCGCTCAGCAAATAACCCGCAGAGCCCACCGTCTCAACACCATTTGCAGTGTACGTAACCGCACCAACCACAGACAACTGGGCAGTGCCCACCTTGCTAAGCAACGAGCCCGCATCAACACCCAATACCCAATGGGCCACTGCCGAACTCTCATACTCCGCCGACAAGGTAATCTTACTCTCGTCAACCGTAGGCAAACGACTATTCTTAACAACAACAGGAATCCGTGAAATATTAATCATGACTAAACCCTTAAATTGAAATAACTGGCATTACAAAATGCGGCGCAACATGCCACATATTAAAATCACCCGAGGGGACACTGCATTTATCTGGCGTAGAATCACGCAAATTACCCGAGCAGGATGCCGGGTTGTTTCCTCGATCAGACAGGTCGCTACCATAATGCGTTAGCCCTGCCGCCAAATAGTCATGCGCATAACGTACAACAACAACACCAACCGGCGCCTGCACAAGTGTAATTAACACCACATCACCAGAGGAAGACACCTCGACACTATCTACAGCAACCCGAACATCATCCACATAAACCGCAAAACCGTAGTCCTGAGTCGCCGCCAAATTAACCTCATCAAGCACCATGGGCAGAGTCGGCACATCAAACCTCACCGACAACGTAACACCCTCAACAACAGCCGTGAGTGGCTTTAAATATTTTGGCTGCACACCATTAATGACCGCGTCAACATAGGCCCGGCCACAATACTGGCCAAAAATATACGAACCTTCCGCACTAAAATGCCCGTCCGATATTGAGTACATGGGGATATGATAAATAGGCGTTACAAAATAAGAATTGTCATCATTCCCAATATCTAACTGGGCCGATTGAATAACCGTCTGTTCACCCGTTGAACGATACGTCTGATAGGTCAAAAACACGATGTCATGCGCCTGACCAGTCACACTTTTTATATAGGTATTTATATAATCACGGTAGCGGCGCAATCTTGCAAGATACTGGTCCTGGCTAACACCACCCACCTCTTGCGAGGCATTACCTTCACCCTGAACAAATACAACCGCATGCACAGCAAATGTTTTTCCAGCGGTCACCGCCAAGCCATGCGCCTCACTTACCTGGTCACGAATCAACTGGAATAATTCACCCTCGGCCACATCGCCACCATAATCAATATCCTCAGCCGGTAACAATTGTTCCAACGGAGTAGAGCCACGCGCCGCATTAAAACTAACAATTTGATGGCTGTTATCATGCCAACTAAAACCCGACTCACGGGCACTAAACTGCACAACAGCATGAGCGCAACCCGCAGATGGTGATTCACCATATTGGGCAACATCACCACCGCCATTCATTCCATAAAGTGTATTTTCAACATGAGGAATCAGGCTTAATGTTCCACCCAGCGTGCCAAAATTACTGGCAGAAGGCTCCTTGGTTGAACGAGGACCATTAGCAAATGACAGGCAGTCATATTTCGGGGCCACAGTAACAACCGGATAACCTTTATACCCAGCGCCTAACGACTGGCCCGTGGTCAAAATCCCATTCCAATCATAATTAATATCGGATCTATTAATAACCGGCACTCTAGCCGTTTTATTATTCTCTCCGGACTGTTCAAAACTTCCCTTTAAATTGCCGGTGGCCTTATCAATAGATAACAACGCCTTACCCGCGGCATCGATTATTATCGGCACTTCTGAAGAAGATACATCTTCATATAGCAGGCCAGGGTCTGCATGAGCGGCAACGCCACGAAACGACTCATTCGCACCCAAATCCAACAAGGACGCGTCAGCAATTAAGGCCCCGTCAGACTTAACCCCCAATAACACATAACCAGATTCAGAAATAATAAGCGGATAAATAGAAGGGTCGCTCGAACCAAGCTGCATATCAGTTGCCTGCCGCACTTCACCAGACAACGTACTGACCGCACTAGACACCACATTGACGTCGTTAGAAATATCATATTCAGACAGCGCCCAGCTTGAGGAATCCCAACCATAGGCACCGTTGTTAGCTGGCACTGGGTCTTTCCATACTTCAGCCAAGGGCAAATTGCCATTAGTGTCCGCCGTGGGGGCGCCAAATGCATCCATCGCCGATTTAGTATCAAAAGGAATACGCCCTTGCACCATGGCTTGTAACGCCGAAAACTGATCACCAATGGATTTCTGAACACTGGGTTTAATTTGCCCGTCGATGGTCACCGTGCTGTTTTCATCACCGGCCAAAATAGCCTGCAGCCAGGCCACCAGTTCGGGCAATTGCTCAATGCTTTCTAAACTGCTCATGTTATGTCCTTGTAAATTTGTTGTGAGGCTTGCAGGGC